TGTCTATTAACCTAGGTGCTACTGCGGCAACAGCCGACCAGTACGCTGATGGTCAGTTCGTAATTAACGATGCAACTGGTGAAGGTATTAGCTACCTCATCGCTGGTCACGCTGCTAATGCAGGAAGTCTTGCACTAGAGGTGAACCTTGATGAACCTATCAAAGTCGGTTTGACAGTTTCAGTCAGTGAAGCATCACTAATCGCAAACCCTTGGAGTGGAGTAGTCATTTCACCGGGGGCAGTCGCTCATCGTCCAACTGGTGTGCCTAACGTAAGTATCACAAACGCTTACTACGGCTGGTTGCAGACCGGTGGTGACTGTGCAGTCTTGTCTGATGGTATCATCACCAAGGGTGCTGGTGCTATCGCATCTGATGCAGTCAACGGTGCAGTCGAGATTGAAGTTGCCGCAACGGTGACGTCAAGAATCGGTATTGCCCCTGAAGCAACAGTCGATACTGAGTACAGGCTAATTAACCTAACCATAGATAAGTAGAGGTCACAATGATATTAGTTGAAACTTTCCTACGAGGCTTACGCCAAGTTGGTGGTATTCGCACCAAACTTCCTTTGGGATATGGTGATGGTGCCGGTTCAACAGTTACACAACTGACGAACCGAACCACTGGTGTCACAATAAATGCACTTTGCGGTGCAATTACGACTGACACAACTAGCCTTGCGGCCGAAGGAACAGCTAAGTTCACCGTTACCAACGATAAGGTAGCAATAGGTGATGTAGTCGTTCTATCGCAACGCTCAGGTTCTAACGGTGGTGGTACGCTAGTCGACGTTACGGGTGTAGCCGCTGGTTCATTCCAGATCGCAGTCCATAACGGTAACGTAGCGGCTGGTACAGCCGAGACAGGTGCTATCGTCATTAACTTTGCAGTTATCAAAGCAGTATCCGCGTAAGGTACATATAACTAACATTAAGCCCTGCTTCGGCAGGGCTTTTTGTTTATGCTATAATTGGTTCATCCAGTGGTGCTCTAGCTTAGTTACCACGACTGGAAATGAGAACAACAGAACTCCGCAAGGGGTTCTTTGTTCTTTCAGGGTTATGCTATAATTTAATTATCAAATAAACGGAGGCCTAATATGTCTGACACTAATATCAACGCTTTTATTGCCGGAGTGCAAGAAGCAGAAAAAGAAGTAGCAAGAGCTAACGGTAATCTCGAGCAAGCACAGAAACGCTTGGCTGAAAAGAAGTTGGAACTCGGCATTGTAGACGAGCCTACTGACGATGCTGAAACTAACACCGGTTCAGATGAACTAGCAGAAGGTGATGTTGAGGCTACTGATGCACCAGCAACTACCGAACCAGATGCAGAAGATACTACTGATGCTGACGATGGTGGTACTGACGAGCAGAAGCAAGACGAAGCAGACTCACTAAATACCGAGACAGACGAGGACACTTCGAATGAATCCTAATCAACCTAAGCGTGATGATGGGTTCCAACCAAAGTGGCGACACTTTCATCCTCAGTCAACTGTATGGGTACACAACCCACTCGAGCACGACATTGTGTTCAACGTAGCAGATGAGTTTAACAACCCGTATCAGTACCGTATGCGTGCTGGTAAAACAAGTGAGTTACCCGGTGGTGCAGTTGCAACGCTAGGCGTTAAGGCACTTGTTGATGAGTTGATTCAAGGCGACCCTAAAGACGTATATTCACAGTGGGAAGCTGGTGTACGTGCTAAGTGGGAGGAAGAAATCATTATCCGTATCAAAGAAGCACCATTGTCTGCACAGCCAGTCGATAGAGGCGAAGTTGACTTAACGGCACCAGATGATGCGGTTGAGGAAGATAGCAAGAGCGAGCAAGTCACAGTAGATGCACCAGCATTTCCTAGTCGAGTAGCACCAACAAGCACGATAATTGCACCTCCTATAGCCAGCATTGCTGAGAGTTCATTACCTTCAAACAACACGACAATCGAGGAATAGAATGTCTAAATGGCAAGAACTTCGAGAAGAAGTCGATGCACTTGAAGAAAACTACAAGCGTTTAACAGCGGAAAACCCAAAGTTAGAACAGCAGAACGTAGTACTCAGGAAAGAGGTTGAGCATAACAATCGTTTGATTGTGAGTGCTCAATCTTCTCTTGAGAGTATTCACCATGATGCACAGGTGTTGAAAAAAGATGCCGAGGACCTTGCAACCACTACGAAGCGTGAAGCTGATGAGTATGTGGAGCGAGTAACGACTGATGCAGACAAACGTATGGCTGAAATAGCCACTGCAGAACAATCTCTGCAGACTAGGCTAGACGATGTAGTCAGACGTGAGAATGATGTAGCTCATAAAGAAAAAGTCAATGTCGCACAATCTGAGTCACTAGGGGTGAAGGCAACTGAACTTGCAGACAAAGCCCGAAAGATTGAACAACTTGTAACTGACAACTTAGGACTCATTGAAATAAACCGAGAAGCCAGTGCTAAGCTGGATGCCCGTGAAAAAGACATAGATGCCCGTGAAACTGAAGTACTCCGTGCTGAACAGGCTTCAGAGGAACTACGGACCAAGGCCGAGCAATTAGCTGAGTACACGTTGAAAGAATCGAACCGGATGCTAGAGGTGAAAGAATCATTACGTGCCAAAGAAGTTGATTTAAGTCAACGCGAGTCAAAGCTATTTACTAGTGAGGAACGGCTTGCTTCAGAGAAGGCAGACCTCGATAGACGCAAAGCTGTATTCAACAGAGAAGTCAAACATGGTATAATTACCTCATAGCTCACACGGCAATTACTGTCGTGTGTTTTTAATAGGGGACAAATATGGCTGATGCAAAACGAGACAATAACAGGGTAACTACACTTCTTGGGGTAGACCTACAGGACCTAACTACCCCGGCAAAAGTAGTCATTGACTCTGGCCGTTTAATGACAACGACTATCGTGACTAATCAGGCATTACAGCCCGGTGTTGATTTTGACTTTGTAGATGTCCAGCAGACTTCGGCAACTGTAGAGACATTTGTGCATAAACTTGGCGGTTCAGGTGGTACAACAGTTCTGACTACAGTTGTCACCTACACTGACGCAACCAAAGCAGACATAAATACAGTTGAGTACACAACACCATGAGCGTAAAATACGACCCATTTTCAGGACGATTGATTATAGTCCCTGCTAGTACTGGTGGCGGTGGCATATCTGATGGTGACAAAGGCGACATAACTGTTAGCGGTAGTGGTAGCGTATGGACAGTAGATAACGGCACTATAACTTTGGCTAAGACTACTATCACTGGAACACCTGACGGTACACAGTTTTTAAGAGATGATTGGACATGGCAACCAGCCCCGGTGACAGTTCCGGGTGGTGGTGAAGGACAACTGCAGTACTATAACGCTGGTGTCTTTCAAGGTACTTCAGCACTTGTATTTGACGGCATCAATAAACTCACAGTATCAGATACAATAGTGGCACTGTATTACCAGCATGAATCAGGTGGCTTTTATTCAACACAGTCAACTGCAGGACTGACAGCAGACAGAAGCATCGTGTTCCCAGATAACAGCGGAACAGTAGCTTTAACTTCAGATATACCAGCCGTGCCGTCATTGCTTGGCGATCTGACTGACGTAAATGTCTCTAGCCCACTTGACGGTGAAGTCCTTACCTACAATTCGGCTGGAAATAATTGGGTTCCTGCGGCACCCGGTGCTGGTTCAGTGCCAGACAACTTGCAGACTAAGAATACAATTACTGTTGATACTACGATAACGGCTGGATACTCAACGTATGTACCTCAGTTCCTAGAGATTGATGCCGGTATCACGTATGAAATAGGTGTAGGTTCGTATTTAGAAATAGGGTAAAATAGGAGTAAATCATGAGTTACGAAACATTCACTAAGTCAGCAACACCCTCTACGCCAGCAACAGATAAGGCCACTATCTTTGTCGATACCGCTGATAGAAAACTAAAAATGATTGATGATAGAGGTGTTATTAGTACCTTGAACAATGATGGTTTGCAGGACAGAAACCTTATTACCAACGGAGGCTTTAGCATCCAGCAACGTGTCGCTGTGGCCTCAACAGCTATTCCAGCCGTATCGACTACTACCCGTGCTGGACAAGTAGCTGATAGGTGGGCGGTCACTACCTCAGTGGCATCAAACTTGAACTGGCAACAAGTCGATACGTCTGGTGCACCTGAGACCGGTTTAACCTCTAGATACTATGGTTCTATAATATCTTCAACGGCCGGTAAGAAAGTGATGCTATCACAGTGGATAATTAACGCTGAAATGGCACACGTTCGAGGGTTGAAGGTACGCGTTTCTCTAAAGCATAACCAAAAGGTTGGTTCAGGTCAGACATATAAGCTAGGACTCTTACAGCTCACATCTTCGGGTACCGTTGATACATCACCAGCCTTTCTCACTGGTGCATGGTCAGCCTCATCAGGAACCGACCCTGCATGGGGGACAAACTTATCGCCTATAGCACCGAATGCCTCACCAACGCCAGAGAACGGTACGATTAACGGAAATTTCCTAGAAGTAACTACAGTTTCAGCAACATGGGCACGCTCAAGTGCTGTATTCACCGTACCTTCTAACGCGAAGAACTTAGTAGTCGTATTCTTTTCAAATGCTACTGGTGGAACAACTGATAACATTTCCATCGCTGAAGTCCAAGTGACTCAAGGACCTGACATCGTAGATTTTAAAGCACCACCTATTGCAGAGGAGCTTATCCGTTGCCAGAGATTCTTTTGTAAATCATTCCCACTAACTGTAGTTCCAGCCGCCTCCGTAGCGGTCGCTACTGGCGGTAACGGTGAGACTGGCATGATAATGCGTGCCGGTGCGACAGCTCTTGCCTCAGCTATACAGATTAGGTTCCCGGTAAGAATGTGGAAAACGCCAACGCTAACTTTATTCACTCCGGTTGGAGCTGGTGCTGTCCCATATAGAATCAACGGTACTACACCGGCCGTACAGACTACACCGGCCACTACTGGACTACTAGATATGGGTGCAGTCGTTACCTCAACTGGCGATGCCGCTGGTGTTGTTGGTGACTTGGTAGGTGTACACTACACTGCCGAAGCTGAGTTTATAACTTGATTGATGTATACTATAGGTATGGAAAACGGAAGTAAACCACCAACTACAGTAGACGTTTCAACTGCACGAAGTTTTTTTGACGAGCTTGCTACAAAACTAGAGGCACAAGCTAAAGAGATTGAAGATGCTACCAAAGTATTGCAACTTCAAGCTACGAATAATTCCCACGATGCCCATGCTAATCAGGTGAGAAGCGACCAGTTAGACCAATGTGAAACCGAAATTGCTACAGCGAGACAACAAGCGACTGACATGCTTGAGGAAGCCAGACGTATCAGAAACGATGCCATTATCAAACGCAATGGGGCTCAAGAACAGTTGAGTATCAATGAGATGCGTAAAATAGATTTAGACAAGCGTGAAGCCTTTTTGCTTCGTAAAGAACAAGAAGTAGACATGAAGATGAAGCGACTCAACGACAGGACTCAGTTACTCGAGCGTAATGTAAATCGTATGAGTTCGTGATATAATACGGTTATAGCTCAACCGGCTTTAAATATCCGGTTGATTTTTTATTTAAGGAGCAAAATATGGCTGATGCAAAGCGAGACAATAACAGAGTAACAACTTTGATGGGTGTTAGTACCGCTGACCTCTCAACCCCTACAAGAATTGCTGTTGACCCTTCCACTAACCGCATGTTGGTCGATGTGACGTTTACGCCAGTGACTACGGGTGGACTCAGCATATTTAGAACTCTTGACCTAGATGAAACTGAAGAAGAAGTTAAGGCTACGGCTGGACAGATATATGGCATGTGGTTCTCGAACTTAGCCACTACTACCAGATTCTTGAAGATTTATAACGCAACGGCTGCTAACGTCACCGTTGGGTCAACCACACCGCTTTTGACTCTAGCACTACCGGGTAACTCATCAGACGATATTTCAGGTGTATTTTCTACTGCCTATGGGATTACCTTTGATACTGCAATTTGTGTTGCGGCGACTACCGGCATAGCAGATGCAGATACAGGTGCACCCGGAGCAAACGAAGTTATACTAAACGTATTCTATAAGTAGGTAATTCATGGCTACATATACGCTCTATCCAGACGCATCATTCGGTGCAACTACAGTTGATGGTTTTGTCGGTCGAGCAATAGCCGGTACTGAAACGCTTGCTACTATAAGGTCAGGTGCAGGAACAGATAGTCTGTATGATGCTAACCCTGATTTAGTTTATATCGGAGCGTCAACAACAATTAACCAGTTTAATGAAATTGATAGAGGTATTCTTACCTTCGATACATCCTCTATAGTAGATAGCGACACAATTACTTCGGTCGTATTGTCATTGTATGGCAATGCGAAGTCTAATGGTTTAGGATCACCGGACTTACATATTGCAGGGGCAACTCCTACCGTAGATAATAATGTAGAGCCAGCAGATTATAACCTTTGTCAGACTACCTCTTTTGGTTCGATTAGCTATGCTAGTTTTACCAACGCTGTGTATAACGACATTACACTAAACGCATCGGGAATAGCCAACGTAAGTAAGACAGGGATAAGTAGATTCTCCGTACAGTTGTCGTGGGATATAAACAACAGTTTTACTGGTAGCTGGAGTTCGGGACTTAGCAGTTTCTTCAAGTGGGTGTCTGCAGACGGTGGTGGAGCTGTTACTGGTCCAAAATTAACAGTGACAACTACTGCAGGTGCTACTGGCAATATGGCCGGTAACATGATGCTACTTGGTGTTGGATAGTCTAAAGAAGTCTTTAAAACTTGGCTGTGGTATAATTAGGTTAATAGCTCAACCGGCTTACTTAGTCGGTTGTTTTTTAATTTAGAGGAAACTAATATGCTATCATTCCAAAAGTTGTACGAGGATACACAAGAGCAAACGCAAGACTTAGACACCACCACGCTAGTCCTTATCAAACGATGGATAAATCAGGGGGCAAAGAAGTTCGGTGCAAAACTTAGTCGCGAGTGGCGTACATCAACTAGGCTATTTAGCACTGTTGCTAGTCAGCAGTATTATGACTTACCAGCAGACTGTATCCGTATAAAAACTCTAGTTATCACTATCGGTGGTATCCCGTACCCACTAGAACAAATTGACGATGAAGATGTATGGAATAACCTAAACATGCGTGAGAGCACTTCTGATATCCCTGAGTACTACTATGTCAGAGGTTCCAGCGAAGTTGGTATATTTCCTACCCCTGCTAACTCAAACACTAACGCCGCTTCGATTCGTTACGAACGCCGTATGCGAGACATGAGTGCCGCAGATTATGCGACTGGAACAATTACCTTAACCAACGACTCAACAACTGTCACCGGAGCTGGTGGTGCAACCTTTACTATTGCAATGGAAGGTCGCTGGATACGTATAGACGACCCGTCTGGTGATGGTATGTGGTACAAGATTGAGGACTTCACAAACAGCACAACCCTAGTTTTGGATAGAAAATATCAGGGCGATACACTGGCCGGTGCCTCTTACGTCATTGCTGAGATACCAGATATACCTGAGGAATTTCACGAAAATCTTGTTGACTACGCTTGTTTCCGTTATTACCGAAGGCGTAAGGATAGAGGTATGGCACGTGAATTTAAGAAGGACTTTGACGATGCATTGGTAGAATGTCAGGCCGACTATAGCTCTAGCAGTAGTTCACAATACCTGAGAGTTAAGAAAGTCCCTACTGGTGGATATAAGCATATCAAACGTGATTTAACGGTAACTTAATATGAAGAAACCACAAGTACAACAGCGGTTTGACGGTGGCATGTCGTCTGACTTAAAACTAGGAGTTGAGAACTCTTTTTACTATGCCCGTCACATGGACTTTCGCAAAAGCCCCACGCAGTTGACACTGCTACCAAAGACAGTTAAAGAGTCCAGCACTACGGTCACTGGACTCATCACCGACATGATTCAGTTACCAAGCGGTAAGATAGTGGCCATAGACAGCTCAGGAGGTGTGTACACTCGCACTACTGGTGGTTCATGGTCAAAGGACGGCACAACCCTTCCAGACACGGCTATGGGCATGGTATACAATGAACAGCACGATACTATCTACATACCCGGCCAGAACAACTTACATCGTATCACTAACGCTGACGGTCGATTTTCGGGTGGTTCTTTCACCGTAAGTGCTAACGCGATTACTCAGTTGGTCGATCAAGAAGCAACCACCTCACCGAGTACCTATACAACTACTGGTTCTATCACTGAGACAGCAACTCACATGTTGCTTTATACCCCAACAGTAGAACCTACTTACTCGCTAAAAATATGGGTAGCAACCAAAGGTACTGGCGATTTAGTAGTAACCATGCATGATGGGGCAAATAATATCATTGCTCAGAAAACTGTAGCTAATGCTTCGCTAGTGAATGGTGCATTGAACGAGTTTGTATTCTCACTTCCAGCACGCACCACCGTAAGGCCGAACGCCGCTCAGTATCACTTCCATGTTACCCACCCGTCAGGAACAGCGTCTACTATCGGTACGTCTACAGTTTCAGACTTCTCGACAGCACGGCACCAAGTACTGACCAACCGTTTTGTAGCCCCGAGAAATGGGATGCATCCTGTCGGTGAGTTCCTGCAGTACATCCTCATAGGTAATGGTCGTTACGTTGCCGTATGGGAACCTATCAGTCAGTCAGCACCAAGTGCCACAGAGTTTGTCCAGCACCGTCTTGTATTTCCATCCGGATATGAGTGTACCAGCATGGCCGACTACACAGAGTACAAGGCTTTTGCTACTGAAAAACGAAGTACCTCTGCAACTAATGAGTTCCAGCAAGGTAAGATATTCTTTTGGGACGGGACCTCTCAGACGTATAACTTTGTGCTTGATATCCCTGAAGGTGCACCGTATGGCCTATTCAGCCATAAAAATGTACTCTACTATTTTGCAAGTGGTTCATGGTGGGCATGGGCTGGTGGCGACCCTGTAAAGCTATGGCAGATGAGAAATACTGATACCGAGTTTACTGATGCCGAAACATACATAGTCAACTACCCTAATACGATGGCAGTACGGAACTCTGTGCTTATGGGAGCTTTTCCAAGCGAAACAAACTCGACAACTATCGAGCATGGTATTTATTCTTTTGGAGCAAGAGACAGGAACTTCCAGTCGTCAGTTGGCTACAGCTACACGATATCCACAGGTACGCGTACAAATGGCACTTTACGGATAGGATGTATCAAAAATTTTGGGGATAAGATGTTCATAAGTTGGCGTGACGGCAGTACTTATGGAGTGGATATAGTCAACGCTAATAGTGACCCTTTTGGGAGTGGAACCTTTGAATCACTTGCCTTAGACGATGGACGACCAAACAAGAAGAAACGTGCTGACGAACTGTTTATTGACTTTGACGTTTTACCTACAGGAGCAACAATTACCCCTAAGTATAAGATTGACCGAGCATCAATCTGGACTTCTGGAACACCAGCAACGGCCGGTGCTGTTCAGGCTAAGCTGAATATTAACAAGCAGTACAAAGAAATACAAGTTGGCTTCGATGCAGTAGCAACTACCGTAACCCCTATAATAACTGGTGTGACCCTGATAAGAGATACAAATACATCAGAATCGGATTAAACCATGAAACCGCTAAAACCTAGGCCGTTGGTAGATGATTTAAAGAGAAACGCTAGGCCTAGTACACTAGATTTTTTACCCGGAAAGTATCCGTTCTGGACTAAGCACGCGTCTGCTTCAGGCCTTGCCCACATCGACTACGACCCGTCATTAACCTATGTTCAGGACGGCGTAGATATTGACATTAACGAGTTTCGATACAACTTCAGTAAAACACCTAAGATGCTGGCATGGTTCAGGAAAGCAGACTCTTTCTTGGACTACTCAGAGACAACGCCTATATATAAAATGCCAACCTTTGCCCCTGACGCTATCTATACGGGATTCATCGATGCAAATAGAAAGCTACTCAGGTTCTCGAGAAGGTCGCTTAGTGGTTCAGGTGGTTCGACTACCGAGCGTATCTATATAAAGTTCTTCTTGTTTGACGATGAAGTATTTAATACCATAGAGAATAACGTGGACTACAACCTATGAGCAATTCACCCTATGTCGTTTATCCCGGAAACCTACAGATACTATCGAGGTATGTGGGCTATAGGAAAACACTACCTTTTCAGTACAGTAACCAGCTTCAAACAACTACGCTGAATCATCCCCATTATGGTACGCCTCGACTACAAATGTCATGGCAAGCTGACTATACGACTACGCTTAGGGACGACCCACTAGACTATGACGACCAAGGACCTATGTTTGCGTGGCCATATTTTGACAGTTACACGTACTTTGACGGAGTGTTTCATTACATCGACTGGTTTACCAAACAGACATACGTGAACCAAAACCTTTATGGGATACAGACCACTTCACAGGCTGGCCCACCGGGGGATATTTATGAGGAGTATGTCCATACTATAATATTTAACGATTCGTTTGACGCACAGTTTGAGGAGTACACAGTAGTATGATCTACGAACAGACATCAAATAATAGGCTATTACCTCACTCACCACTTCCTCGGCAGTATGGGTTTTTAACCAAGCACTCCGCAAAATCTTTTATAGTTGGGTACACTTTGAATAAAGCACTTGCCCCGTTTGAGACTACCTTGGTAATTCCGCACAGCCTAGGCTTTGCACCTATTCATGACATGTGGTATGCAGAAACGCCAAGCGTATCAGGCGACTACCGAAAGGACTACAACCCATTTATCGCACCCATCTGGCATACTCCGGCTAGGGCTATCGAAGGTATTACTACGAAGCAAGAATACTACTTGACGACAACCGAGACTAGCGTTGTAGTTCATATCAACCATGTCAGTGCCGGGACAGGAACGCATCATATCTACTTTCACGTGAAACTCTATCTCGATGAGTTTTCAACTGATAGTTTTGATGGAACAGCGTGGCAAGTAACTGCACCTGTAGGTAAATAGATGTTTGTGGTATAATTCAGTTAATAGCTCAGACGGCTTAAAACCTCTGGGCGTTTTTTATTTAGGAGTAAATCATGGCAACATATACAGTTAAATCAGGCGATTCACTATCAAAAATTGGAGCAAGTCTCGGTATTAACTGGCGTGATTTGACTGGTTATAAATCTGGCAACCCTAACTTGATATATCCCGGCGAAGTATTAACCTACGGTGGGAATAGTCCAGCACCTCAAGCGAGCTCAGCACCGGCACCAGCACCAGCACCTCAAGCACCAGCGACTCCTTCATATCAGTCACAAGCAGATTCGACATTCAATGACCTCAATACTTTCGATGCTGGAGCAAAGAACCCATTAGATATTTACAACGCCGCCTTGGAAAAACTTGGAATTACTGATGCCCGTACACGTGTGACCTCCCTTCGACAAGCGTTAATCAACAACCAGAACCTACTCGATGCACTACCGGGGAACATCTCAGCACGTACTCAGGATTCAGTCGTTACTGAAAACCAAAGACAGCGGTTGCTTGCGATGGAGTCAGAACCGATAGTTGGTATGGGTAGTAAAATCAATGACCAGTTCAGTGCCGCTAAAGATGAGTACGGTATGATTCTCGGTGAAGGTAAGACACAGGCCGACCTAGAAGTACAGGGTCAGTCTGCACGCCGTACAGCACTCCTAGACCGTCTAAAGATTCTAATTGAACGAAGCAACGATGAAGAAAAGAAACGCCAGTGGCAAGCTGAATATGACCGTCAGGTGGCAAAAGATAAGCAAGACCAAGCTAATACTGACCGTGCATTTGCGGCCGCTCAAGCAAGTGCCGCTAAGTCTGGTGGTAGTGGCGGTGGAAGCAGTGGTGGTTCAAAGTCAAAGAGCAGTAGTAGCAGTTCTAGTTCAGTAAACCCTATGGCAGAATTTCAAGATTATATAGCCGGACAGTTTAAGGCATCAGGTGCTAACCCTTCTAGGCAGACACAGGATGCATGGGCTAACTCATGGTTTGCAAGTAAAGGAATAAGTAATCAAGCAAGACAGGTGTATTGGGACGCGTTTAACTCGAAGTATAACCGTCCGGCTAACCCATACGATGATTGGCTATACAAAAAATAACGGGGGACTAGTCAATGGCTAATAAAAAGAAGAAGAACCCGTATGAGGACTTTGGACTTCAGAGTGCAGGACTTTCCTCTGGCGACAACGTAAAGTGGAAAACAGACAACCCATACGAAGAATATGGTCAGGGTTACACTCAGTCAGAGCGTGACCCTAGTTTGGTATGGGACTGGAATAAGAAAGAAGATGTCGCTAAGGCCGTAGTTGAGACTAAAAAAGAAAGTAAGCCAGAGGAACGTAAGCGTAGTTTTTGGGAGAAATTTGGCGACAGGTTCGAGGCTAACAGTCCAGAAGATAAGGCAAAGCGTTTGGCCGAAGGTAAGCCAGAACTATTCAAGGACCAGAAAGATGCTGAAGCCTCTGACAAGAATCGTACCAGTAACCTAGACTTTAACGGCGGTGATACTGCGGCACGCCGTGATTATTTCAAAAGACAGGGTGTTGACCTAGACACTGCTATTAAAAGACGTGCAGACTACAATGACGTATTTACCCCGGTAAAAGATGTTGTTGGTAAGAACATCGACTGGAAGTCACTTGCAGAAAAGGCTAAAAGCGAAGGTGTCTTTGATGGCAAAGAAGATGCTGTAAAGGACTTGGAGTCTGCTACGAAGTTTGAACAACAGGGTAGTACTAAAGCATCGCGTACATTCTATAGACAGTCTCTTGTTAAGGCACTCGATGATATTAGCGATGAAAAACTGAAAAAGATTGAGCAAGATTTTAGCGACTTCACTGCATCACAAGGCAAAGAAGCATTACCGCAACAGGTCAATCGTAACTTTCAGCGTGGGCTGGCCGAAGCTGTTGTTAAGTTTCCGGGTTCTGCTAGGACACTTGCATCAGGTGCCTTAGACGTTGTAGCACCTGAAGGTTCAAGAGTCGATAAATTTGCACAGAAACAATTTGAGGCAGGGAAAGAAAACCTTAAAGGCGTAGACCAACAATTAATTGACCAAGGTGTCGGGGCAAACCCTAACGATAACCGTTTTGTTGGTACTGTGTCGGCCGGGGCTGGTTCATTGGCTTCATCATTATTCTTAGGAGGGCTTACCGCTGGTGGCGAAGGGTCACAAGCGGTCAACTGGATAGATAAGGCAAGGCAAGCACTCAACCCCGGCGTAGCTGGTGGTGTGTTTGGTACCAACGCTGGAGCTGAACAATATATAGGTGCATTAGATGCTGGCAAAAGCGACTTTCAAGCATTTGCTACTTCATTGGTGGCTGGTGCCGCTGAAGGGTACTTAGAGAAACTTGGTGTTGAGAAGTTCTTAGGGGCTACTGGTAATGTAACAAAACAGTTCATTACGCGTGCACTATCCGAGGGGCTACAAGAAGCGAGTCAATCATTTGCACAGAGTGCAGTAAAGTCTACCTATACCTCTGTCGATTTTAGTGATGCATTGATGCAAGCACTTGAAGAAGGTGGCTATGGTGCACTTATTGGTGGAGCTGGTTCACTACCTATAACCTTAGCTGAGAATATGATAGCTAAAGGTGTACCGGAAAATGTAGCAAGAGATACGGCCGAAAAAGTCTCAAAGAAAGTTGAGCAAATTGCTAACGAAGAACTACCCGATGCTAATGGGGACGATATAGTAAAGCAGTTGCAGGGCGATGGAACTGGTCAGCCGGTTACTGACGGTACTGGTCAGGACTTGCCGACTGATGGCGACGCTATAGTTCAAGCGTTGCAGGGGGAAGAACAGCCAGCATTGCCAGTAGACGGGACGCAACAGCCTGTTGCCGGTGGGCAACCTACAGACTTGCCTACAGACGGAGATGCGATTGTTCAGGCACTACAAGGTGAGGATAATGGAGCAGTGCCTACTGGTGCACAGCCGACAGATATCCCTACAGATGGCGATAGTATCGTTAAAGAGTTGCAGGGCGGGGGGACTCAACAGTTTGCAGTTGACCAGCCAGTAGACTTCAATGGTAAAAAAATGATTATCGTCAATGTACTCAAGACAGATGGCGATACGAAGTACGAACTAGTTGACCCTAATGGTAGTGCTACTAAGTCAATCTGGACAAATCAGGCAGGACTGGAGAGTTCGAACATTAAGCAGGAGTCGACAAGTAAACCGGCAAACCCTCCCGAGGTAGAACCGACTGATTCTGCTAAAGAGTGGGAAACTAAGTACGCCGAGAAGTACGGTGAGTTAGATGCACAGGTATCTAAACTTACACGCGATCTAAAGACTGCACCAAAAGCTCAGCAAACACAAATACAGACGCAGATTGATTCTCTTGTCGCAGAACAGGTCGGAATGGAACAGGAGTTTGGTGCGAAGTGGAAAGATAAAATAGACCCTAATAACCCCGAGCAAAATGTTCAGGTTAAAAAGGGTGCCGTAAAAACACTGAAAAAAAATGATTCAATAGTAGACGGAAAAACACAAAATGGCTGGACTATCACGGCTGGAGACAGAAAGCAGTTTGGCCACAGTACATCCTTAGTGGTCGATGCAACAAATGAATATATCAAGCGTATTGATGAAGGTGATACCGAAGGTGCATCAAGTGTACTGACGAGATTGATTGAATTGCCTGAGTTCGGTTCTAATAAGGCATTGTCCGAACGAGTCAAAAAACTTAAAGGGTACGCACCACGCAAAAAGGGTGCAGTTAAACCATTGAACAAGAAGGCAACTAGTTCCTACACTATCCGAGTATCTGACGGTAAGGGTGGAGAGATAGCCAAGAAGGTAACTGCTACACCGGCACAGTCATATAAAGGTATCGAGCTTATTACTCATAGGCCGATAGGTCCCGAGGGCACAAAGGTGTGGCATGTCACCGAACCGACTACTGGCCTAAAGGTTGGAGAGGGCAAGACTCAAGCAAGTGCTTTGGCTGATGCTCAGTCAAAGATAGAGAAGGCTGGTGTCGAAAAAACGAAGGAGCTCATAAAAGAGAAACAGCCATCAAGCAAAACCTCAAGCAAGGGTGATTTTGCATTGTTCAACCCCGACAGTAAAATGAACAAAATTGTTCAAGACGAGAGCAATAAAGCAGAGATGATTCATGGGACTACTCGAACGGTTGAAGATTTAGTCAAACTTGCTCAAGACCTAAACAAAGCCGGTCAAGCCAACGCAATGCTTAGACGTGGTGGTAGTAAGTCTAAGAAGGCACTTGGAGCTTTTCAGTGGGGCGGTAAGCTGGAAGGCAAAGAACGTATTATGCTACAGGATGCCGTCATAAACGACCCGGCACAATATGTCAGTACGCTTGCACACGAGCTATCGCACGCTTCAGAGTTTCAGGTTCTTGGTTCAACAAAAAAGACGTATGAGCTTTTTGGAGAGTTGACCGCTGGTGAGAGAAAGCAGATTGGTGAAGAACTAACTGCTATTGTTGAGTGGCTTGAAACACCGGATGTTATAGCGTCAGACCCGGCATACTTCAACCGACCAACAGAACAACTTGCACGTTACGTACAGGTACGGTTCTTAGATAAGGCTATGGCTGTAGAGCTGGCACCGCTATTAACTGAGAGATATGACCAGGCGGTTGAACGTCACCCGGAACTCAAGAACCTGATTGATGCACTCGAAGGTGAATTAGACAAAGGGTTCCGCAATAAAGTGCCGAACTGGTATCGCGATCTGAAGCAGACCTACCAGAAGAACCTAGGCAAACGTGCTGGAACCGAAGCCTACAATGCTGAAATTATCAGACGAGCAAAAGTCCAGAAGTGGCGTGATGATGTATCAAAGCTCATCAAGAGAAAGTTCAAGGGCGTAAAAGATAGCCCCGAGACTTTATTTAAGGCCGCTGAATCAATCAAAATGACTGATGATGATGGGAACCTTGTTTATGGTACGCGTGACCTACAACGGGCTCAAAATGCCGATGAAGCGAAAGACTTGAAGAAAGCCGGTTACACTCACGTAAATACGATACTGGATAAGGACGGAAAAGAAATTGCCATATTTGCGAAACAACGCTATACCGAGGAAGAAGGTAAGGCTCTATTTGAATCACTTAGCCCCGAGGGACAAAAGCTAGTCAGAGACTTTACGGCTCAGAGAGAGAAAGCCAAAGACTTCTTTAACCGTGAGGTTATTAAAGATGTGTTTAAAATCAAGAGCGAACTTGAGGGATGGGTTCATCGTGGTTTACGAGAAGAAACTGGTTTGGTCGATAAGGTCAAGGGACGCATGACGATAAGCGGTAAGAAAGCTAAACTTCGAGAGCAAAAAGCCGGTGCAAAAAAAATGCGTGGAGACAGCGACAGTTATCTTGCAGATTTTCAGAAGCAGATGGAGAAGGCATTGCTTGAACTTGGTGACGAACAGATAAACAACGAGTTTATTCATAAGCAACTGGCAAGGATATCTAAGCCTATAGCTAAAGGTCAGATGCCAGATAAGGGATGGACTGAGGTTGTTGTCGATAGGAAGCGTGGTGTTATGTTGCCGGGTGAAGGTGGACGCGAGCGAGTCAGTATAGACAAAGAAGATGTCATGACCGGTGAGCGTAAACAGTATGGCTTCATGAGGCCAGAAGCTAGATATCAGGTACCGACAAACCTAGCTAAGCATTATCGAAACATCCGTCAGATACCAGAGGAAATTAGCACTGCACTTCGTATCACGAAGAACCTCAGCAAATTCTGGACAATCAACGTGCTAACTGATGCCGGTACGGTAGCGACCAACTTCATTGGTGGTGGTATCCAGTACTCAGCAAAGATACTTAACGACTTCTATGTTGAGCTATTAACGGCCAAAGTAACACTACCGCAGACGAGAAGAAACATTGCCTCTATGGTAGAGATTCTACTGCCTCACGGTTGGTCGAAAGCACCAGACTATTTGTATGGTGGAGTTCGAAACAACCAAGTTGGTCAATTTATGACTGCAGACAGAACTGAAAAGGTACTGGATAAGATTGGTGATGTTGTCTTGCTACCGTTTGCAACAGTAGAATCGTACTGGAAGAAAGCCATCATTCTGTCAGAGGGTGCAAAGACCATGCCTAAGAAAGAACTAGGCACTCAGATGGTTGAGTTTAGTAGGCTTGAGGAGCAAATGATAGCCGAAATGAACAATCAGGCTGACTTCTATGCTTACGACTACGACAACGTACCGGCATGGATGGAAGCATGGGGTCGAAACCCTGCCGGTAGTTTAGTTAAGCCGTTCATGAAGTACCCGTATAAGTACTCAAAGATGGTAACGGACCTTGCTAGTGGGGCTTTTGATAAAACATTACCTGTGCCCGACCGTATGGCAAAGCTATTAACCCTCACCACCTTAGTTGGTGCGGCACTAGGGCTACTTGGTTGGCGTGACGAGGAGAGAAAAACTCCTGAAGGTACTGAGAAAACACCAGCCTCATTGCGTCCGGGTGGTCGCTTGTACTTAGGGACTAGCGGAGAAAATGAACTGTTCATGCGTATATCGAAATATCCTTTTGTAGATATCGCATCAACCGGAAAGGCACTCATCAATAAGCAATTTCAGGCGGCCGGTGACATTGTTGCTGAAAAGGTAGGAAGCATTGGACCGTACACGTCAACCGGCCTCGCATTACTTGGCTACACGAATAAGTTTGAAACATATACACCACTGGAAGCCAGAGTCGGTAAGCAAGTCGCGTCATTCATACCGGGTTTTCGTATCCTTTCAAACGTAGGGAGATACCAAGACCCTGTATCGCGTAGGCCAGAAACCTTCGTACAGGGTGTATTCGGTAGCTTACCAGCCTTCGGTAACGAAGAAACACGACTCAAGTATAGAGGCGACAGACGGACTGTCGATATCCCTGATGAGGGTGAGACACGTTCGATTAGCGAAAAGTCTACTTCTGAGAAGGAAATTAAACTATATCGCTCAGACATACTGCTTAGTGCATTGACCGGTATCTATATATCGCGTATCAACCCCGAAGATGCTATTAAGCAGATGAGGCGTGAGCAACGCAATGATGCAGAACAGCAGATACGGGCGTTACTCACTGACGGAAAAGAAGCCGAAGCCGAGGCGAAAGCCAAAGAAGCAAACATGACTATCCCTAAGGGGACCTACGACTACTATCGAAGAAAACGCTAGTTGTGTTGCTTGTTGTGATTTTATGATACAATGACTGTAATAGCTCACACGGCTTTAACAGTCAGTGTGATTTTTTATTTATAGGAGTAAAACCATGTTATACGAGAAGAAGAAAGCAGTACTCAGTAAGGCACTAAAAGGCAAGGCAACTCCTGTCAAGGTGATTAACAAAGTAGAGATTGCTGAAAAGCCTATGCCGGAAATGAAGCCGACTTTGAGACTAAGCACAGATAACTTGCCAGATATCAAGAACTGGAAAGTTGGCGGTGAGTACAAGATTATTCTGACTGTAAAGCAAAAGAGTATGCGACAGGGTGATGAGTACGAGTTCAGTGAACCCGGAGAGAATAAAGAGATTTACGCTACGTTTGAGATAAACGAAGCAAAGGCGGTTTAATATGTCTAGTTTTGCATATAAAATGGCAGTCATGAAAAAAGCACTTGCCAAGAAAATGGGCAAGAAGTCATGAGCAAGTACGAGCAGAACCTCGATCGTGATGCAAGCTATGGTGTTGTTCCGGGAGGCTTGCCTTTTAAAGCTGTAAAAAGCCGTACCTATACTGGTACTAGTGGGCTAGGTGCTCAAGGTGCAACTACTTTATTTACCGTAACTGGTGTTGTGGCAGTACGAGTATTTGGTGCGTGCAGTGTAGACCTTGTTGGAGCTGGTACGCTTGAAGTAGGAATTGCCGGAAATACGGCTGGCATCCTTGCACAGATAGCTGACGCAACAACTCTTGATGCTGGCGAAAGCTATGTAGATGGAACCCCGGCAACACTTGAGGCGATTGACTTCTCGAGTGGGATTATTATTGCCGCCGGTCAAGATATCATAGAGACTATAGGTACAGCAGACATAACGGCCGGAGCACTTGAGTACTATTGTATGTGGCGACCATATTCATCTAACGGAAGTGTGGTGGCGGCATAATGGACTTCGTGCAATTAACGGAAGCCGTAGGCCTTGTTGTTTTCATTGGGGTAGGTGTTTTTGCTTTTGGGTGGTTCAAGATACTAAAAGAGACAAACCAACTTTTGAAAGAGCAGAACACCGAGCTGAAAAATGATAACAAGCAGTGGCAGGACAAGCACGAAGTAAATGTAAGGGCTATCTCAAAAATGCAGGGACAGATTGATGTACTTCAGAACATCCCTCTGGATGAGATAAAAGTTCACATGGCTAAACAATCTGAGATAAACGAAAAAATTTTTCAGTTTATGCAAAAAGTAGTAATAGCGTAAAGGAGTCGAGGATGGATTATCAACAGTTCCAAAACAAATGGTTAGGTGGTCGAGTAGACATTGATAAGCTCTATGGCTACCAGTGTGCTGATTTAGTCAAGCAGTATATGCTTGAGACTCAGGGTATCCCGAACGGGGCATACGGCAATGCAGTTGACTACTGGTACAAAACTCACCACGTTGTATCCAGCAAGTACGATAAAATCAGCGGTTCAAATGTTCAGCGAGGTGACATTGTAGTACTCAAAGGTATCAACGGCAACCCTTACGGACATATCGGAATTGCTACTGGAAACATGAACTTGCTTAGCGTCCAGATTTTAGAGCAGAATGGTGCGACCGGTCACGGTTCAGGTGTCGGTGGCGATGCCATCAGATTGCGTTATGTCCCACGCTGGAGAGTTGTTGGTTTGTTGCGAGCAAAACCAACAGTTCAGCCCGTGTACTACACGGTTAAGAGTGGCGATACAGTAAATGCAATTTGTCGGCTTTATGGCATTAGCTTGGACCGTTTCAAGGAGCTGAACCCTAGCGTTGCCAACGTCAACCTTATTTACGTAGGCCAGAAGTTCAGGGTGAGGTAGGTATGATTACAAGAATGTATCAAACTTTTTTAGAATTTTTTAATAATAACAATAGAATTAAACCAGCATAGGAGAAAAATATGCGATTACCAAGATTAGACTCAGCAACGTGGCGTGCAATTATAACAGCACTACAGACTCTAGGAAGTTTCCTAGTTGCCTTAGTCGCTGTACCTGAAGTTATGGAAATTGTCACTCAGTACTACCCTGCTTTTGTACCAATCATAGTTACTGGTGCCGGTGTCATTAGTTTTATAATTAACCTATTCCGCAAGGATGTGAAGAACTATTAGCCATGAGCTACACACCAGAATTTGAATCACCGAACACGCACTTGGAGAACTTCTCAAGACGAGAGAGAATGAGAATACTAGCAGTAAAAGCAGTTGTAAGCGGTATAGTTGAAGCACAGCCTGTAACACCACCAGAAGTAGCACAACAGCACGGTTTTAATATCAATGGTGACTACGTATAAATTAGTAACTATTTAAAACCACGACAAATAAACCTGCTTTTTTCTACCCCTCCGGTACAGGCAACCCTTCTTTTTGCACCACTCCTGTATGAGAAGTGTTAGCTTGAAGTTACTACTATCCCTTTTTCTATAAGTTCACGTTTGTCGTTTGAATGATGAACGATCATTAAGTCTGGCCTACCATAAGGTACTTTTTCCAGTCTTGGACCACACCAACATTCATCTCCGAGTAAGTGCTCACGGGTGTCGTTCAAAGGGATAACTTCTACAAAAGTTAAGTGTATCCTATTGAACCAACCCTTTTTCATAAGTCTAGTATAACAATTTTTTTAAGGAGCACTGTAACCATACAGTCTGTGGGTCGTATCACACCGCCATACGACTAGCGGAAGTCTGTACTTGTGGCCTGATTGCTCAGGGTTGTGCTAGGTACATGTTTAGGTTGCCTAGTGGGTAGTACAAAACCCTGCCCCAACCCCATTTTACTTGTTGACTAACAGAGAAGTGTGCTATAATGTAAATCTACATTGAATAGCAGACCGTCCTTTTTAGGGCGGTTCTCTATTTTGTCTACATTGAATAGTAAAATAGAATTGAATCATACACCACTCACAACTACTTCGTCAAAAAATCTCATTGACATAGCATGACAAGCTGTGATATAATTAAGGGACATAAATAACGGAAGGAACTCTTATGGCAACAGATGAGTGTCGGTGTAGCACTCGAGGTCAGGATGATGGTGGAACAACCTGTTGGTTGCATCACGATTGTTCAGATGGTTCATGCACCCACCAAGAATAAATTAAACGGAAGGCACAAAAATATGGATGCAGTAAAGCAAGCCGAAAAACTAGCAAAGAAGGCGGCCAAAAAAGAAGCTGAAGTTTTAGCTATTGAACAGAAATTTGCACTAAAAAATGCAGAGTTCGCTAAGTTCTTGAAACAACAAGATGAGCGTAACCGTGAAGTCGCTAAAATGTGGGACGGTGTAAAGCAGACTCTTATTGATGCTGGATATTTTGACGTTATTGAAAATGAGAATTTCCGCGTATCTGTCAGCCGAGTCTTTGGCATTAAGGTTGTCGATGTAAATGAACTACCTAAAGAGTTCAAGAAGATGGTTGAAGTACCTGAGACTGACAAAATCAAAAAGCACTTTGAACTTTACAACGAACTACCAGCAGGAACAGCAGATGGAAGTTATTACCGACTAAACAAGAAGGTGAAATAACTATGACAGATGCAGTAAAAGGTATTTTAGTAGACCGACCAAGACCGGCTGGTTCAGGTTGGTGTGGCAACGAAAACTGTAAGCACAAGAGTCACAAGCAATTTAATGAACCAGCAAAGGTGAAAAAATAATGCAAGTACAACAGGCGATTCAATCAAGTGCAAATGTAGTTAGAGTTACTAGTATTTCAGCCGGGGACGTATACAAACGATATGGCGATTCAGACGATGTTGTTTATTATGGGATAGTCAACTCGGTACACAACGATGGCGAGACAGCTATTATTGAAGCAGTAGAGTATTGCTATCGATGGTCAGACCTCAAGATTGAACTAAAGGTACTTCGAGGGGACAGAGACTATAAACTGTTTCCAGCGACACCAGCAGACTTGAACCTAGAGCTAGGCGACGTTAAGAAGAAAAAAGAGAAAGAGATTCAGAAGGCTCAGGAAGATATTGAGAAGGCCAAGAAGGAAATAGCTGAGGTTGAAAGCATACTATCCGGCGAAAAGATGAAGAATTTGAAGGCGATGTCATACAAAGAACTCACTCAGGCAGAGTATAACGCGAAGAAGTTAGAGGCTGGATTGTAATGGCCGATATAGATGAAGGTGCTGACATCACCGAAAAAACACCATTGCGTGAACGGCTGAAGAAACTCAAAGTACCTGTTTCTGAGATAAATAAGTTCATGGCCTACATCCAAGGCGAACAGACCAAAGAGCGAGCGGCCAAAGCTAAGAAGTCAGATGCGTATACGCCAGTGCTCAATAACACTGACATTCAGCTATACACCATGTTCTTCAAATTTTGGGGCTTAGGCTTAACCATTGACAGTATTAACGTGGTCATTACGGGTAGGGGCATGGCACTGCCTACATTTCACGGCTACAAGAACAAGGTGAAGCAGATTTACCCTGATGCTACATTTGACGTGCAATTAGTTCGTGAGGGCGATAAGTTCAGTGTGGCTAAAGAGTCCGGTTCGGTAGTCTACAGCCACGATATTAGTGACCCATTTGCGGACGAAACACCTAAGATTAAAGGTGCATATTGTGTCATTAAGTTTGGTGGCAACGAGTATCTTGAAACTTTGAACAAGCGTGACTACACTGAAATGCGTGGTGCCAGTAAGAATCAGAGTACGTGGGATAAATGGGAATCAGAGTTTTGGCTGAAGTCAGTTATCAAGCGTGCATGTAAGCGACACTTTAACGACATCACGGTTGAACTGGATAAGGTCGACAATGAAATGTTTGGGCTTGCAGATAGAGTAAAAGCCTCAGATAATAAGCGTGCAGATATCATAGCAAAGGCTCAAACAAATGGTGATAACCCACACAGTTAAGCAAGGAACGGATGAGTGGCACGGTTTACGTGTCCAGTATCCACACACGGCTAGTCTAGCCTACGTCTTATTGACTAAGGGCAAACATGCCGCTTCAAACAAGTTTGGAGTACGTGGGACTGGTTTTTGGGCAGAACGTGGTCATATACTCGAAGATGAAGCTATCGACATCTACGAGTCAGTATATGGCGTTAAGGTAGAACGTATTGGTTTTGTCACGAACACGGAGTATCCAAAATGCGGTTGGAGTCCTGACGGTGGCATAGGCCTACTCATAGTAAGCGTTGATGGTCATAGGCGTGGCATTGAAGTTAAGTGCTTCAAAGAAGAAAAACACTTGGCCTGTATAGATGAGATACCTACAGAAGTGTACGCACAGTGTGAGTTCGGTGAAATGATAGGCGAGCTTGATGACCTTGATCTGATTTTCTACAACCCCGACATCGAAGATTCTAGTTTGTGTTTCAAGGTTCACCGACTGCTACCAGACCATATACTGTTCAAGCGATTTAGAATTAAGCTAGGAATGGAGTAACATGAGCAACAAGAAGTTCTTAATACTAACAGCAGTCTATTACCTGATACTGTTTACGCTAGTCATATTTTGCAAGGTAAACGCGTTAGTCGAAGAAGTACCAGCAACATGCCCACCCGGGAGTTTTGAAGTGGGTCAAATCGAAGAAGGCGTACCTATCTGTAAGCTAGAACCAACAGGGTGCCCCTACGGTGACTCTATCCCTATGGACGAGTGCGATAAATTTAAGGAACCGGAGAGCGAAGTAGTACTAGAGCAACCGACTATACCAGAAACGCCAGTTACTAGTGCACCACAAGATACTAGTAGGTGTGGCAAATGAAATTCAACACCGCTGTTAAAGAAGAAAAGAAGCAAGCGTTTAGCTACTTTATGCGATTAGCTAATAAGAAGTCGCTGGTTGAGGTCAAGAAGATAAACCCCAACCGCACGCTGAAGCAAAACAGTTACTTGCATCTGATTATCGGATATTTCGGTGTTCATTTTGGCTATACTGTTAGTGAGGCAAAACTGATTTACAAGGAGATTAACAGTGATATTTACGCCTACGAGAAAAAAGGTCGTACATTTTATCGGAGTTCAGCAGACTTGGATAAAGAAGCAATGGCAAAAACCATTGACCGCTTCATGGAAAAGTCCAAGGAAGCCGGTTGCGAGTTACCTTTGGCAACTGACCAAGAGTGGTTACGGCAGATTGAAAATGAAATTGAGAGAGCTAGGCACTACCTATAGAGGAGGGTATGGGGCACCTTTTATGGACGAAATAGACTTTGATTATGAAAAACTAGAGAGCGAGAGGAGGCAAAAGCGTGGGTTTTCAACATCTATCAAAAGAACGAAGAAGCGAAATAGCATCAAAGGCCGGAGCAATGAAGCGGAGCAAGGCTCTAAAGTACGCGTGGGCTACCGCAGACGCTTTAAGAAAGCAGTACGAGAACGGCAAACCGCCATCAGTGATAGCAAGAGAAAACGATATCAACGTAAGGGCAGTTTTCAGAATCGTGCGAGGTAAATAGGTGTGAGTAGGCGACCATCATATCACGAGAACAACAAAAGAGAGCTGTTGAAGATTCTTACTGCAGAGGGATACGAGTCTCATTGGTTAAATGAGTATCAGGTTAGGATTATGGGGGCAACTCACGTCATAGATATATGGACACCGCGAATGGTTCACCATGTTGTTGCAGGTGAACAGGTTAAATCAGAAGAACCCTATCACCGAGTGCTTTGTCAGCGAATAATAGAAAGCGAAGTAATACGATTATTAGAAACGGGGAGTGTATGAGCAAGGTACTTTACAGGTACATTATCGATTACAGAAGTGAAGATAACGATACTGATGTTAGGCTAATGGAGTTGCCGGTTATCAGACAGACTGAAAAAATGTATTATGTCAAAAGATATTATTGGGGCGATGCGGAAAGGGGTATCCGGAAGGATGCCCATAATACCTACGCATACGACACAAAAGAAAAGGCCAAGAGTCATTTTATCCGTAGAACTGGAAGTCGAATCAGTTGGTACGATTACTGGAAGAACGAGTGTGAGAAAGCCCTAGACCTGATTCAGAAAGTGGATACGAATGAGTAACCTGATTTGTTTGATACTTGGACATCAGTGGCATGTACGAACTGATTTTAGTGAAATTTGTTTAAGGCGTAAAAGGAGTCAATTATGAGTGCCATTGATAAATTCACGTTGGGTTTTTTAATTACGTATATTGCCATAACACTAGTAAGAATCGAAAGGAAGATTAAATAGGCGTGTTAAATAAACTAAGGGGGAAAAGTTATGGACAATGACCAGCTCAAGAGGGGCTACTACCAACTCAACAATAAATGGAGGCACGTGTATATCTTAGACAGCTTTACCCAAAAAGATATCTTTGGTGCCGAAGTTACCATTTGTGTTGTGAAGCTCACTAAAAGAACAAAAGAAAAACTTGAAGTTGAAGCAGAGAAGATATTAGATGTAAAACCACGTGCACCTCGAAAAAGGAGGATACAGTGAAGCTAGGCAGGACAACACCAGCACAAGTGTTTGAGATAAATACGCCAGTGTGGGGAGGCCGTAAAGTCGGACTGGCCACGTATAAGATAGGTATTCATAATGAAGTTCGAATACTGTATACGCACTCTGGTTCAACAGAACGAGTGTACCCACAACCTCTATATATATCCGGAAAGAAAGCCAGAACCTACCCGACTCAACCAGTTAAGAGTAACCCACACGTCATACTGCATATCATACCTATTAACGACCTAGAGGTATTGGAGCGAGTCAATGACAGCCAGAACTGAGGAAATGGAAGCTAAGTATCAGGAAGCAAGAAGGAAAGGCGACCTGACACCGATCAATGAAGAAAAAACAATTAAAGAGTGGGTATATTGGGCACTGGTCGTAAATCGTTTTCCTCACGATAAGCTCAATACACGGCACCACATGGTTGTGCTCAAACGCAAGTGTAGTATCTGGAATATCACGCTAGAAGAATTATGTGAACTTTGGTATATTGTCCTCAAATGGGCAGACAAGAAGTACCATTACGGAAAGATAAATTTCAGGAGACTGCGGAGTATCAAGGGCATACCGCATATACATCTATGCGACCATAAGGAGGAATATATCTAGCAATGAAAAACAAATACTGTGATGGTTGTGGTGTCACTCACTCAACGCTCATGTGCTTCAACAAGCCACGCCGAGCTATAAAAAAAGAGTCAGACAAGACAAAAGACAAGCGAACTGAAGTCAGCCGGTTGTGGTTTGAACTAAACCCACCAGACGGCAGAGGTGTATGGTACTGCTATTTACGTATCAGTCCTCAGTGCCCCATAAAACTAACCCGTTCGACTATCCGACTGGAACACGTTAAGTCAAAGGTACGGTATCCTGAACTGAAGTTTGAAGTTACGAACCTCAGAGGAGCGTGCGACCCATGTAACAAAATGAAAGGTAGCCGTGACTTGGAAGAAATACCTGAGTATATGGCACAAACAAACGGAGGGAAATAATGAGAGAGATTAAGTTTAGAGCGTGGGATGCCAAAAACAAGAGAATGACCCGAGGCGTAACACTTAGGGGAATGTGCGAAAAGTCAGCAGAGTTGGCCGGTCGGTGGGCGTGGGATGATGAAGTGCCGACAATGCAATTCACTGGCCTCAAGGACAAGAACGGGGTGGAGATTTATGAGGGGGATATTATTAAGGATGATGGAGGAGCGATAGGAGAAGTTAAGTGGCGACATTCTGGTTTTGAGCAATATATGGTGAACACTACTGGTTGGTGGGTAATCCAAACTCAGGGAGAAGTCATCGGTAGTATATATGAAAAACCTGAACTACTGGAGGCAAGCGATGGAAACTGAACTAGTCGACTGGACATTAGACAGAAGCAGTCAGATGTACGTTAATAGGTGGGATAAAAAGGTTAAACTTCCTGTCGCGGTACCTCGGGTAAGCGTACTCAGACCAAGAACACCAGAAGAAATAAACAGTGTGTTGAACGATGTTGCGATTCATTTACGTAGAAGGAAGAAAATATAATGCTTGCTGAGTTGGTCATTGGACTGCTATCTTTTAGCATCCCAAGCCCACTAATAAGCAAGCCAGTGCCAGAGGTATCTGTACCGGTAGTGATACAGCAACCGGTTCCTGTACCAGAAAAGCCAGTTATTGATACACCTAAGCCAGTAAAGCCAGCGGTAGCTAGACCAGCAGTAGCCTACACCACTGAACCGGCGTTAATGCGTATCAACCAAAGCCGTGAGCGAGCAGGGTTACGAAAATTAAAGCGTGTGAGTAAGTTGGACACCTCAGCTTCAAGGAAGTGTCAGCACATGAGCGACAACGACTATTGGGCACACGATGCACCTGATGGCACTAAGTGGCACTCATTCATTACCGGGTATGGCCTAAAGGGAGAGATTCTCGCTGAGGGTTATGGTGGAGATTCAGACGCACAGCATCAGGCATGGCTAAACAGCCCGACCCACAAAGAAGTGTTGATGTCGTCAGACTATAGCAGTTTTGGAGTAGGATACTGCACTTTCAAGAGTGGGATAAATTTAACAGTAGTACATTTTGGAGGTTAAGGTGAAGTACGTTTACGGTCAACCCATTCAGCACAGAATCAACTATATCGGTGTGATATTCTGGACGGCGATATTTATTTTCGATGCTTTGATACTTTACACTTTAATTACAGGAGACTGCCGTATTTGGCTAAACGTGCTTATGTGATAAAATAGATATATGAAAACGGAAGTAATTGAGTATTGTAGTGGCCAGTCTTTACTTCCGTTTGGACTGGCCATTGTAATACTTAATTAAACGGAGGACAAAATGGAAAATATAAAACCAGTACTTGACTACTGCCTAGCAAAGAAGGTCGAGCGAGATACAGGTGCCGTCACAGGTTCAGATATCCGGGACACTCACCAGCTATACGAGATAGTCGCGGTTGGCGAAGGGGTATTTGAGTTCGGTGTATTTATTAAGCCGTCAGTAAAAGCCGGTGATATCGTCTACACTCAGGAACACGCTGAGGCTGACACGCCAAAAGAGCTAGAGCAGAAAGATATGGCCTTGTTCAAGGCTAGTCGCGTAATGGCAGTAATCGAGGGAGCAAAATAATGGCACGTGGTGAAGCAAAGATATTTACAAAAGGTGACAAAGCAAGAGGCAAGATTCTAGTAGGTGCCGAGAAGGTTTACGAAGCAGTCTCAGCATCCTATGGTCCAGTATCAGGGAACGTAGCTATCCAGAAGAACTACGGCCAGCCAGTCGTCACTCATGACGGTGTAACTATTGCCCGTGACGTATACATGGAAGATTCTGTAGAGGATATCGGTGCTGGACTTTTGGTTCAGGCAAGCGAGAAGTCCAACTCTATCAGTGGTGATGGTACGTCTGCAACAGTTATGCTAGGCTATCACATATTCCAGAAGGCTCATAAGCGAGTAGCCGCCGGTGCGAACGCTATGGCATTAAGACGTGGTATAGACAAGGCATCGTTCTATGTCAAGGAACAGCTAGATAAGTTAGCGGTACCAGTGCCAGAAGAAAAGTTAGCTGAAGTAGCTACTATAAGTGCGAGTGACCCGGAAGTCGGTAAATTAGTCGCTGATACTATTATTAAAGCTGGTGGTGTCGGTATCACTGTTGAGGAGTGGGAAGGCCTTGGAGTCTATCAGGAAGTAGTTGACGGCCTATACTTTGAAAAGGGCTGGAAGCTACCGCACTTTGTGACCGACCGAACGACCGAGGAAGCAGTCCATGAGAATGTTAGTATCCTCGCGACTGAGAAAGCCTTGAAGCAGAACCAAGACATTGTGCCTATCATTGAAATGGTTTACGCGAATACAGAGCACAAGACCTTGCTTATCATCGGTAAGGTAGACGGCCAAGCCCTAGAGACTTGTGCCTTGACTAACCAGATTGGCAAAGTGAAGATATGCGTTGTTAGCTCACCAGTCTACGGCGATCAAGAGTTGCCATTCCTAGAGGACGTTGCTGTAATGACCGGCGGTAAGGTTTTGGCCAACAACCTCCCATCAGATAAGGTTACTTCGGACTACTTGGGTCAGGCTAAGAAGGCCATTGTCACACAGTACAGCACCACTATTTTTGGTGCCGTTGGTGCCAAGGAAGATGTGGCTATGCGTATTGACCAGATTAAAGAACAGCTCAAGTCGGATAAGTACTCAGTGTTCCAGAAGGAACGCATGGAAATGCGACTCGCTAAACTTAATGGTAAAATCGGTATCATCAAAGTTGGTGGTGCCACTGAGACTGAAGTGAAGGAAATGAAGTTTAGGGTGGAAGATGCTGTACATGCAACTCGAGCCGCTTCAGAAGATGGTATTGTTCCCGGTGGTGCTACAACCCTAGCCCGAATGTCTAAGCTGGAGACTGCACCAGACTTCACGTTGCAAGGCGATGAGCTTGAAGGCTTCAAGGTAGTACTGGAAGCTCTAGTTGAACCATTCAAGCAACTCATGACTAATGCCGGTGAAGATGGTGGCTACCGTCTAATGCAAGTGCTATCAAGTGATAGCGGTTATGGCTTTGATGTTAAGAACATCACGAACGCACCAATCAACTTGCTAGAGGCTGGTATCCTTGACCCTGTGAAAGTCATTAAGTCAGTTGTTGAGAACGCTTGTAGTTTTGCCGGTATCGCTATCACTATTCCATACACCATCACGATTGATAGAGACTGGCAGTTAGAGCAGATTGCACTCAACAAAGCCCAAAACGGTATTCAGTAATCATGAGTGCCGTAGATATCAAAGAAGCTACAGCCTATGAACTCAAGCCCGGTCATAAGTACTTGTTAGTTTTTGATAGGAAAAGCATCACCATGAATGATATTGCACACATACAGGATGGGCTACAGAAGTTTGATTGTGAGGCTATCGCTGTAGCCCTTGGTAACGGCGTAGCAGACATGAAGCTAGTCGATTTGACAGCATCGGAGGAAGTAAAGGCATGATGTACCTAGTACTCGGCTTACTTCTAGGCTTTTACGGACGAAGCGTGTATGACTACACTCACAGTACATACAATATGCTTAGAGAGAAGTTCGATGCACACCAAGCCGGTGTAGTAAAGCCGGAAGTAAGCCGAGTTACTAGGAAGCCTATACAAGAGATTGACCTCACATCAGATACCGGTGGTATTATGCGACCATCACCGGACCAAGTGTTGACCAACCGGATGAAAGAACGTAACGCCAGAATAAAGGATGCACGACCATGAACAGTTGTGACGGATGCACTCAACTACGTGAAACCACTGGAGCTATCATTAAGGGAAGGTTTGGCCAGTACTGCAGAGATTGCCGGACATTAGCTAACCGGCCACAGTCGACAGGTTTTGCTCAGTGGAGCAGAGACAGGGACAGAGAAGATAATGCAAAAGACTTGCTTCAGCCTTGGGACAGAAACGGCGTACCAAACAGAGAGTTTATACGCAACTATCCCGAAGAAGCTAAGGACATATTTACTGAGAAGGAGTTAGAGAATCATGGCTAGAAATGTATTCAAGTCACTACGGGCACAGACAGCCGAAATGTTGACAGACCAGTTAAACAAAGAACTTCGTAACAATGAGGGCATCACTATTTCACTCATCGAGTTCGACCAGAAAGTACGTGTATGGATAGCTATAATACTAGTGTCGGAGGCCACAAATGTTCAATAAGAATAAACCATCGAAGCACTTTTTACGTGCGATTGAATTAAAAAAGCAAATACTGATAGTCAGGCCACAGATACATACACACACCGTGTTGGCTAATCAGTCAATGCCACCTAGAAAGAGTGAATGGTTCGAAAAGTTATTAACTCAAGTTAGACGGAAGTGGTATAGCTTGAACGAAGAACTTGACGAGCTTTTCGCAAAGAAATTAACGGACGATGAGATTCAAACACTTGTCGCCACAGAAAGGGGGACACGATGAGTGTCAGAGCAAAGTTTAGAGTAGAGAACGTCACAGAGAAAGCAAGCGGTGGGTTTATTGTCCAGCTTGTTCCAGTCATAGGCGGTAGTAAAGAGAATGAAGAATTTTATAGCTACACACCCGGCGGTCAGATTTATCTTGAAACCGTCAGTGCTGAAGCCGTAGGGCAGTTCGAAATAAACAAAGAGTATTATGTCGACTTCATCCCATCAGACATGCCACAGCCAGAGATAGGCAACGTAGACACCGAAGCTGAAGTACACGCAGAGCAGGAAGTCCAAGCCGAAGAAGCTAGACTCGCTGATACTGTAGCGTCAGCAGAACCAGAACAACAAACTAATCAGGAGGACACACCAAATGTCACCAACAACTAATTCAGAACCAAAGCAGTACGGCCTAACAACTCACGAGTCTAACATGCTTAGCTACGTGAACGATCATCAAAACGCTATCTTTAGTGGGTTGCTCTCAACAATCGTTGGTAGTCGCCTAGGCTACAAAGTTACAGAGCGTACACAATTCCAGCTATCAGGTGACTTCAAGACAATTACCGTCATGGAGCTTAGTATTCCTGAAGAAGCCAAAGCACCAGTCGAAGGCAGTCCAGTCGTAACAGCACCAGAAACAGCTCAGGAGGCACCAAGTGAACCGACAACTAGCGATACTCAAGTTAGCGAACCAGTGGCCACAAATGTCACCACGCAAACGGCAGAGAATCCTAGTGAAGCTGTTGAAACTACCAAAGCCGAAGAACCTAGTGAACCAGCCACTCAACTAGCACCAGCAGAAGCTCAACCAGCACAAACGACAGAACCACAGGCATCCTAGCCATGTCAGGGGGGTATATCATTACCCTCCGAACATGAATGGGGATGTCGCACAATAAATAGCAACAGGGGTAGGTATGAAAAAAGAGATAGGTAAATGGCAGATGGTATTCCAACATGGACGCAGTGTTCAATACTACGACCCATTTGTAAGACAATTCACTTTCGGCATATTCAAACTAAAGTACCTACCACTGGAGGGTGTACGACTGAATCGTAAATACTACACAGGTTTTATGATTAACATTATTTACAAGTTCCCTATTGCTAAAGGATAGGGTTACAATAAACCTATGCCCACACTAAAGCAAAAAAAAGCGTTCACGTTTTTATCCGAAAACATCCGAAACCCTAAGCCTATACCTCTCGGTAAAGTACTCATACAGGCTGGATATTCTATAGAAGTATCAAAGAAGCCACAGCTAGTAACCAAGTCCAAAGGTTTTCAAGAACTGCTTGAAGAAAACATGCCAGACGATTTACTTCAGAAGGTACACCTCGAAACACTTGAAGCCAAAGGTTTAGCACACCAAGTATTCCCACTATCAATGTCTGACGAAGAAATAACTGAGCTCATTGAAAAGTTCGGTGGTGTTGTCCAGAAGTTCAAACATGGTGAGACTGCTACTCATGCATGGTATTTCATCGCAGACCACCAGACTAGGTTGAAGGCAGTTAAGCTAGGCTATGAGGTTAAAGGACAGTTGAGCAAGAACGACAGACCGGCTGATGCTGGTGGCAACACGTACAATACATTCATAGGTAACAACACTATCAACCCGAACGCACCAAAGGCTAGAGAGTTAGCTGATGAGACTATCAAGATACTCATGGAAAAGACTAAAAGCCCACCTGTTGAATAAAGCACAACATATCATTATTGACATAGCATAAGCATTGTCATAGTATGTCATTGTAACCAAACGGAGGATACAATGAGCATAAAAATAAAATACATCGAACGACCAGCCAAGTGTTTCTTTTATGAAAGAGTCTTGGTAGTTGTATGAGCTACGAAAAAACAAGCCTATGGCAAGTAATTAGACACTTCTTACTTATCAAGCTATAATATAAGTACGCTTGACCGCCGCAATTAACAGAGGTATCAATTACCTCTGTTTTTGTTTATAATAATACTTATGCAAGCGGAAGCACCACAGCCTACTGACGAGATTGAAATGAAGGCCTATCTTCACCAACTCAACGCTGGTTTGTGGGTACTCGATAACGAGTTTATCAACGAAAACCAAAAGCCTTTCGAGTTCAATAAGCATAGGTACATGATTCAGCCTTATTGTGATAACAGTCCAGACCAAGTGATAATGAAGTCGGCACAGGTTGGCTGGTCAGTTCTAGCCATACTTAAATCAATTCATGCGGCCGGACTGCTCAAGCTCAATGTTATCTACGTATTACCAACGCGTAACGCTATGCACGACTTCGTACTGCCTAAGGTAAACCCGATGATTGACCGTAACCCTGTGATACGTGGCATGGTGATGGGTAGTGACAGTACATCGCTGAAGCAAATCAATGACAGATGGATATACTTCAGAGGTGCATTTCATAAAGGTGAGGCCATCACCACTACCGCTGACCTTGTTGTATCTGACGAGCATGACGTATCTAACCAGAGCGTGTTGACTATTTATCAGTCACGTTTGAACGCATCAGATTATGGCTGGTTCTGGCGATTCAGTAACCCATCACTACCGAGCTTCGGAGTGCATGAACTATGGCAAGAGTCAGACCAGATGCACTGGTTCGTTAAGTGTGAAGCATGTGGCCATGACTGGTACATTGGCTTTGAGCGTGACGATGTAGAGCGTAATCATTACGTTGATCGTGAACGCATTATCTATGCATGTGGTAATTGTCACCAAGAAATAAGCAATACAGCCCGTCAGAACGGCGAATGGGTGCCAAAGTACCCTCAGAACAGTCCACGCGTAGAAAACGGCGAGAACGTAGGCAGACGTGGCTACTGGTTATCACAAATGATAGTGCCGTATGTTTCAGCACGCAAGATACTTCAGCAAGAGAAGGACATGGACATCCAGACATTTCATAACATGGTACTCGGACTACCGTACCAAGCAAGTGAGTTCATGCTTAATGCTGATGCCATAGCTAGAGCATGTCGACCGGGAATCGCTGATAAGACTGACGTGATTATTGGTGTAGACGTTGGCAAGACCAAGCACTACGTTATTGGCAACCGCTTTGGTGTATTCAACTATGGCACTACTTCTGAGTGGGCAGACATCGAAACACTCATCAACTTGTTCAATGCGACTGCAGTGATTGATGCCCTCCCTGACTTTACTGTGCCTGAGTACTTAGCCCGTAAGTATCCCGGCCGTGTGTTTGTTCACTACTACCGACATGACACTAAGAACATGGACACGACCAACAAGAAGGAGAGTGCAGACTTTGGGGTACTCGAGTCTGATAGAACCAAACTGTTCGACATGCTGGCCGGTGAGGTTGCTAATCAAAAGATACGATTCTACCAGTCCTTCAAGCAGTTGCAAGGTCAAGATGGTAAGGGGCTAGTCTATCACGTTGGTAATACCTACCGCATTGTTGAGAAGGATACCAAAGGCATTGACCGAGCAAGATGGGAGACTAAGGAAGGTAAGCCAGACCACTGGGCTCATGCACTTGCTTACTGGCGTGTTGGCGTTTCACAGATATTAGTTAGTGGAGAGACAGGCGGCGTTAGTCGTGCAGATAAACAATTAAAGCCTTCAGCACCCGGAGTCCGTGCTGATGGTACTATCCCTGTTGAGGAAGGGTTACACATGGACTTTGAGACACTGGTTGAAAAATCTATAGCAAAGAATAAACGAAAGAGGATACAATAGAATTATGAGTGACCGATACGAGACTAAACCCTATAAGGACCACCACAGCACACCACCCATAAGTTTCTACGTACTTGACGATGGTGGAGCGAGTGAGATGGAAAAGCTCAGTTGTATATGGTGCAAGCGTACAATCATGGACATCAAAGGCAGGATTGACTTAGCCATCAGTACACCCGTACCAGTTGAAGATTTTGGTATAGCCGTCAACATAAAATGTAAGCTATGCGGTCAACAATATCGACTACTGATAAACCCTATCGCTAGAAACTAGCCGAAACAAAACAGAGGTGCAATAGTAGTTGGAGCATGGTATAATGCAATTAACGCTCAAACGGCAGTAATATCAATTAGGAGTTATTGCCTTGAATACTTACACAGACCAAGAGACAAATAGTGACAGCGGTGCCATCTTCGATTTAGCTATGGAGGATAAAGACCTCCTAACTTTTATACAGAAACCACTCGAAGAATCTGAAGTCTACTGGAACGAGACATTTAAGCTACGTTCAGTCCGTGAAAACAACATGAACTTGTGGCTACCTAAGCACTATCAGAACACTGAAGTGTATGACTTCCAAGAAGAAAACTTATACCAGAACCCACGCATATTCATTTCAGTTGAAACCATCTGTTCAGTGGTCAATGCACGTATCGCTCAGCCTTCAGTCAGTCCGGGTCATGATAGCCCAACATCAACACAGCTTGCTAAGGATGTACAAACTGGACTCTATGCTCACTCAGACAAGTTCAGAACAAATGACCTGTTCCGTATCTGTACACGCAACCTATTGCTTAAACGTGCTGGATATCTCAAGCTAAGGTTTGACCCATCAGTCGGTAAGTATGGTGAGATTGTCCCTGAACTGGTTATGCCTGAGGACCTGATTATCGACCAAGACGCTAAGTATGGTGAAGTCCCTCGATTCATTGCACAGCGTATCAAGAATAAGACGTTTGAAGAACTTATCTCGTTGTTCCCTGATAGCGAGCAGAAGATACTCGAGTTAGCTGGTGTGCAACGCCGGAACAAGAAGGGTGAGCTAGTTGCCTACAAGTCACAGCTTGCCAAGAAGCAGACCATTTATGAAGTATGGTTTAGATACTACGAGGACCTTGAGTATAAGGGTGGCTTGATGTGGGTTGACGATACTTTCACCACCGTTCTAGGTAAGATGCGTAACCCAAACTGGAACTATGACGATGAGGGCGAAACTGAGGAAGGTGCAGTCTCTAACATACTTGATACTCCTGAGCCACCATTTATCCCTATCAACTACCTTAACGATGGTAGTAGCTACGTAGACGTTACCTCAATGGTTGAGCAGTCAGAGTCAATGCAGAAGATACACAACAGACGTGGTTTTCAGATTATGGAGAACGCTGACCAAGCTGGTTCCGGCCTAGTATTCAACACTATAATGATAACTAAGTCAGACATTGCTAAGCTCACAGGTTCACCAGATGAACGTATAGGAGTTAAGGGTGATGTTCGTGCCGCCGTTGCTAGAGTCGCACCACCACCACTTCCTGCTTATGTCATTGAAGATAAATTGTATTCAGCACAGCAGATTGATGATATCTTTGGTACTCACGATATTAGTAGAGGCCGACAGTCCGGCAACAAGACGCTTGGGCAAGACCAGATTCAAGTACAGCAAGACTACACACGCATGGACGATATTAGTCGTGCAGTTGAGCGTATGGCAGTTAAGTACTACCGTTACCTTGCACAGATGTTCAAAGTCTATTATACCGAAGAACACTGGTTCAAGGTAGCTGGTGAAGATGGACAGTTTGATTTTGTTCGCATGAAGAATGACTTGGTTGAAGATGGTATCGACATCACTGTTGACGCTGGTTCGACCATGCCAATGAACAAAGAGGCACAGCAAGTGTTTGCTACCAACCTCGCTAAGTTCGGTATGATTGACCCATTGACGCTGTATGAAGTAGGTTCTGGTGCACCAATGCCAAGTCCTAAGAAGATGCTTGAGCGACTTATGGCCTACAAGACAAACCCTATGCAATTTGCTGGTATGGCCGCTTCAGACGAGTTCGATCGTAATGCACTCATGGATATTCAGGTATTGAACTCTGGCCAACTACCTATCCCACGTGATGATATAAACGAACAGTACCTAAGTTTCTTCAACAAGTACATGACCACAGCAGACTACCAAAAGGCCATAGCCGGTAAACCTGAAGTGGCTGGACTCTATACCCAACACTTACTTGAATGTCAGCGAATAGCTCAAGCAACACTGGCATTGCTAGAGACACAGTTACCAAGTCCTCAGGAGCAAGAGCTTGCCAACCAGAAGTCAGCAGAAAATGCACAACAAGACCGCATGATTGATGGCGGTGGACAGCCAAGTACAGTTCAGGGCAACCAACCACCGACAAAAGGCCAAGCTATGAACCAACCTAAACCTGAAAAGGGTGCAGTCCCACCACAGGCAAGTGTGGCTCAAGCGGCTAAACTACCTCAAGCATAATGGCAATCTATGCTATAATTCATAGAAGATAGTTAAACGGAGGTCCAAATATGCCAGTATTAGAAGATAACGATAAGATTGAGGAAAACCCACCGGTCGACCTTGACCGTGTTCATGAACAAACTGTAAATGAGCTGGAGGCGGAAACGGCACATGCCAACGAAGAAGATGAAAGCAAAGACGATGATTCAGTTACACCAGAGAATGAGCAAGATGATTCTGGCAACGATGCCGGAAAGCCTGATAATGACGAAGCCGGTGAGGGTGAAGAAGGCGATGATACGACAACAGTACCGCCTGAAGTTGCACCTACCGTTGAAGCACCACAGCCAAAAGTTGAGACACCTGCACCCGTAGTAGAACCTGTATTAGACACAGACATCACGAAGAATGGTAATGGGAAAATCGGGATAAAAGATAGTGAAGGCAACCAGTACTACTTCAATAACATGGATGAGTTGCCGGATGATTTTGAACCAGAAAGCTATAAGGCTTTTGGCGTATTCAACTCGCAGATGGCTGTAAAAGCTCAGTCAGATGCTAGAGTCGCTGAAGAACAGCGTGCCCGTAAAGATGCCGAGACTCAACAAGCCGAGATTGATGAAGTAACTCAGCGATGGGACAAAGAGATTGAAGTGCTTACTAAGGGCGGTGTTTTGCCAACTGATGAAAAAGAACGCGAAGCAGAAGTGGGCGACACTTACGCCTACATCGCTAAGAACCTAAGTGATGGTGTTGTTATTGACTCATTTGCGGCCGCTAACAAAGCTATGAAGTTCGATCGTGAGCAAGAGGCCAAGGCTAAAGCAAATAAAGCTAAGGCTGAGGCTACTAAGAAAAGGGGTAGCATGGTCATGGGTGGAGGTGGTGGAACGCCATCTGGAACCAAGAAAGAGACAGAACCATTGCCAGCAGGAACAAGTCTCGATGCAGTTCATGCTAAATACTCTGGACTCAACTAGCTATTGCAATATGTCTTTCAGTATGCTTTACTGTTAAGTAAGTAACCCGAACGGTTCGTAAGATAAGTTCGGGTTTTTCTATTTATTTAACAAGGAGTAACAGATATGGCATTATCTAACAGGGTAATCTCAATCACGGAAGAAGCGTATGTTCCAGCGTCAATCGATGGCATACTCAACTCTAACGTGTTCACATCACGTACTTTTATGCGTGAGCAGAAGCAGTGGTCAGGCCGTCAAATGATGGTTCCGTTGCAGTTTGCAAAACCTACTTCCGGTGGGTCATTCGATGGTGTAGGTGATTTTGACACTGCACTACAAGATACAAGAGTTCGTCAAACATTCAGTCATGCACAGTTCTATCAGAACGTGTCTATCGGTGGTGGCGAAGCAAGTCTTAACAAGACTGACGGTGAAGTTCTTGACCTTATGTACGTAACACTACAAGAAGCTCAGAACGCCGCTATGGATTCCATCGGGGACCAGTTCTATGGAACAGGTACCGGTAACTCATTCCTAGGCCTTGGGGCAATAGTTGACGATGGTACAAACACTAGCACGTATGCTGGTTTGACACGTACAAGCTATACACAACTTAACAGTACGCTTTTGGCCGCTTCAGGTGGTGCAGTTACCTTCACAGGTATGGCAACTGTTATGCGTGGTGCAAGTGCCGCTGGTTCACGTAGACAACGACCTTCGATTGTCGTGACTACAGAAACAGTCTTTGACCTACTCGAGAGTCTTTACCAACCGAACATCACCAGTAACTACGATGCTCTAAGCCGTGTACAAATCACGACCTATAGCAAGCCGGGTGTTGCATACAAGGACCAAGACAGTCTTAAAGGACATCAAGGCTTTGAAGCATTGTACTGGCGTGGTATCCCTATCGTTGCTGACGAAAAGGCAGATAGCGGTGCGATGTTCTTCATCAACGAGGACTACCTACACTGGTACAACCTCAAGGGTGTTGGTTTGACACAGTACAAAGTTCCTAAGGTTCAAGTTGACGGCGTTGCATCTGAGTACAATCAAGTGTACCCAATTCAATGGTCAGGATTCGACAAGCCTTACAACCAGTACGCTCAAATCGGTCAGTTCATAATGCTTGGTAACTTAATCAGTGGTCAGACTCGCCGTCACGGTAAGTACTCCGCTATAACAACGGTTTAAGGAAGGAGCTAACAATGGGTGTATCTAAAGTAAGAGCACAAGGTTTTCGAGATATTAGTTCGGTCAAGCAGGAGCGATTCGGTGTCCTAGACGAGACAGTTGACGGTCGCAAATACCGCTACGCATTAGCTGGTGGTGTTACTCTTGACCCGGGTAAGTTGACAGTGGCGGCGGCTTCGGTTGCTAACCACTTGAACAGAACTATTGCCGCAACTGTGTCGGCCGGTGCAAGTAAAGTGTCTATTAACCTAGGTGCTACTGCGGCAACAGCCGACCAGTACGCTGATGGTCAGTTCGTAATTAACGATGCAACTGGTGAAGGTATTAGCTACCTCATCGCTGGTCACGCTGCTAATGCAG